TGCCAAACTGGAGAACTGTGTATGATTGGATGGCAAAAGATAATACATTTTCCGCACACATCGCACACGCAAGGGAGATTGGCTTTGATGCAATAGCCGAAGAAGCCCTAATGATTGCTGATACTCCTTGCTATTTAGAAACAAAAGAAACCATTGAAGATCAAGGAAAACCAACAAAAGTTAAAGTCGTAGTGGCTGATGCTTTTAATCATCGTAGATTACAAGTCGATACTAGGCTAAAACTATTAGCTAAATGGTGTCCTAAAAAATATGGCGATCAAGTTCAATTTGATGTAGAAAACAATAACTGGACAGTCAATGGCATCCCTGTCAAAACAAGGTAGAGAACCCATAGAATTACCCCCTTTACACCAGGGACAACAAGAAGCCTTTGATGCTTCCACTCGATTTTTTGCTATTCGCTGCGGTAGGCGATGGGGCAAAACTGCCATGATGCAAAACATTGCTTGTGCTGGAGCAGCCCAGGGCGAAAAAATAGGATGGTTTGCACCTGACTATAAAATTCAATCTGAAGCCTTTAGGGAAATAGCCGATCTATTAGCTCCCATGATTAAGTCATCATCTAAGATTGATGGCATTATCCAGACTCATACTGGTGGGCGCATAGACTTCTGGACTTTGGAAAATGAAAGGGCTGGTCGATCCAGGAAATACCATAAAGCCTTTATTGATGAAGCAGCCTTTACCAAGCCCAATATGTCTAAAGTATGGCAAACCGCTATCAAACCAGCATTACTCGATTATCAAGGTAGTTGTATTACAGCATCAACACCCAATGGAATTGATAGCGACAACTTCTTTTGGCAGATATGCAATCAGCCTGAACATGGATTTACTGAATACCATGCTCCAACCTTTACTAATCCATTTCTACCTAAAGAGGAATTGGAAAAGCTGGAGAGAGAAAATCATCCAATGGTATTTAAGCAAGAATACCTGGCTGAATTCGTGGATTGGTCAGGTGAAGCATTCTTTAGCCTAGATAAGCTGCTGGTCGATAATAAACCTGTGGTTTACCCTAGTAAATGCGATGGTGTATATGCAGTCATTGATACTGCGGTCAAAGGCGGTAAAGAAAATGATGGTACTGCCATTGTCTATGTTGCTGTAGACCGATATACCCAAAATCCATATAACCTGATTTTATTGGATTGGGATATTGTGCAAATTGATGGCGCAATGCTAGAAAATTGGATGCCAAGTGTATTTTCCAGATTAGAAGAACTCGCTAGATTGACTAATGCAAGGCAGGGAGTTGTCGGTACATTTATTGAAGATGCTGCTGCTGGATCAATTTTGATTCAACAAGGCAGAGCAAGAGGATGGAATACTCATGCCATTGACTCAGGGTTAACCTCAGTAGGCAAGGATGAAAGAGCCATTTCTGTATCGGGTTACTTTCACCAGGGCTTAATGAAGATTAGCGATTATGCTTTTGATAAGACTATGACATTTAAAAATGCTAGTCGTAATCACCTATTAACTCAGGTAACTGGATTTAGAATTGGCGATAAAGATGCCTACAAAAGAGCAGATGACTTGCTAGATGCTTTCGTATATAGTTTAGCCATTGGTGTTGGCGATAAATATGGCTACTAAGGAATAACTATGTCTGATGTGATGGTGAATAATACTTATCTGGGTGGTGAATTAATGAACCTGCTCAGTTCTGAGAATATCCAACCAGGTTCACAGGCAGGTTATGAATTATGCAAAATCATTTGGGAATATCACCCATTAGGCGGTAAATTAGTTGAAAAGCCAGTTCGCTTGGCTCTTTCAAAACCCAGAATTATTACTGTAGATGCAGAACCAAAGGAAATGTTGGTCGAGGCATTTCAAAAAGAATGGGAAAAATTAGGTGCTACTAATCATATTCGTGATGTTATGTTTATCAATCGCACTTATGGGGCTGGTGGAATTGTTGTGGGTGCTGATAAGATTCCTACTACTGAGCCTATTGATCCTTGGCAGCTTCCTGATCTCAACATTTATTTTAATCAGTTAGACCCATTAAACATGGCTGGTTCGATTGTTACAAACCAGAACCCAAATGCGCCAGACTTTCAAAAACCTCTTGCATACACTACTGCTGCTGGTCAGCCTTATCATCCTAGCCGTAGCGTGGTGGTATTCAATGGCACTCCTATCTACTTGTCTTTCCAATCTAGTGCTTTCGGCTATACAGGTCGAAGTGTGTTTCAAAGGGCATTGTATCCATTAAAGTCTTTTGTTCAGTCGATGATTACCGATGACCTGGTGACTTTTAAATCAGGTCTGATTATTGCCAAGCAAAAACCTGCTGGGTCTATTGTCAATCGCTTAATGCAAACTGCTGCTGGTATTAAGCGCACTTATTTGCAAGAAGGCGGTACTGGCAATGTGCTATCAATTGATATTGATGAAGAAATCAACTCCATTGATTTGACCAATACTGCAACTGCAATGACAACTGCCAGAGATAATATCATTGCCAATATTGCTGCTGCTTCCGATGTCCCTGCAATGCTACTCAAAGATGAAGCATTTACTCAAGGCTTTGGTGAAGGTACTGAAGATGCAAAAGCCATTGTCCAGTACATTGATGGCATTCGAGTTGACATGGAATCTTTGTTCCGATTCTTTGACAAGATCGTAATGCACCGAGCCTGGAATAAAGAATTATTTGAATCTATTCAATCTGCCTATCCAGAGCAATATGGCAAGATGACCTATGAGCAAGCATTCTATTCATGGAAAAATGCTTTCAAACCTGAGTGGGAATCACTCATGGAAGAACCGCCAAGCGAAAAAGTCAAAGTTGATGACATTAAGCTAAAAGGTGTTACTGAAGTACTTCGTACAATGCTGCCAGTTATTGATCCACAAAATAGAGCAAATTTAATTCAATGGGCTGCTGACAATTTGAATGAAATGCCAGATATGTTCCAAAGTTCTATGCAATTGGATGCTGATGCAATCGCTGAATATGAAATTCCAGAACAAGAACTTAAAAACTTACCTAGATTGGATGCTTATTTTGCAAAGGGGGATTGGGCAAACCCCACCCCAAAAGCTGATGCTTTCATAGAACAAGACCATCCCAGGGATGCGGATGGAAAATTTACTGCTGGCGCAGGTAGTAGCGCAGCAACCACTAATATGCCTGGTGGTCGAGCACAAGCCCCATATACTGTGGCAGCTAAATCTATTCCACAACCACCAGAGCCACCAAAGGCAGCAAATAAACCTACAGCAGCAGAGCCACCTAAAGTTCCAACCGCCAAAAGCGCAAAAGAGCATTTAGAAGGAAAGTTGCAAAAGAAAGATGTAGATCGCTTACCAAAAGAAAAACGCAAAGAATTTGAAGAAATGTACCAAAGGGCTGCCCAAAACAAAAACAAGTTTGATGAGACCAATGCCCAGATCGCTAAAGAACTTGGTGGTAAAGCTGCGGTTGTGCCACTCAAGGGTTCAGAAAGAGCAGTTGATAAGATCACCAAGTCTTACAATAATGACCCATCCAAAATTAAAGATTTGCTCAGAACCACTATCGAGATTAATTCAGTAAAAGATGTGCCAAGTGCTATCGAGAAGATTAAAGCCCAATATGGTGAGCCAGCAAAATTAAGAAATCTTCTTGATCCTAATGTCGATTCATTAGCAGGGTCTGGATACCGAGACATCAATATGGTGGTTGAAGTCAATGGTTCTTATGCTGAGATTCAAGTAAATATGCCCCAGATGCTAGAAGCAAAAGAAAAAGGGCATAAGTACTATGAAGAAGTTCGTATTATTGTCGAGGATGCTGAAGTTCAAAAAAGACCATTAACTGCTGATGAGCAGGAAAAGGTTAATGCAGCCAACAATAAGATGAAAGAACTTTATGATGCTGCCTGGGAATCCATCACCAAAGCCTGAAAAGCCGATGAATTAATTGGTAGCATAAAAACACCCTTCATATTAAAGGGTTGAGGTTCTCCATTGATCCAAGCTGCAACCATTGGAATACCATCACCAGCATTGACTGATACTGGATATTCATCTTCTGCTGTTACATAGAAAATAGCCGATGGACTAATCTCATATTTGCCTATTTGCATATAGACTCCTTTCATTAAATTGTATCATACATCTATCCCTATAGGATAGAGCAAAAAGCCCACAAGGGGCTTATTTTAATAGCGATTCTTTAATAATCTTTTTGCTGCTGCCAGGCGAAGATCATCCGCTTCAGAATTAAGACCAGGCAAAATAGATAATGCTCGAATCATATTCTTTAATGCAACTTTGTCAGAATTGCCAGCAATTTTTAAATCTGCATACTTGGCTGGATTATTAACTTTTAAATCTTCATAGTAACTAGACATCACAATCCCCTTAAAATTTAGAAACTCGAAATTCATCACCACCCAAAATAATGTCAAATGAAACTGCTGCTGGTTCATCCCTAAAATAAAAATCAGCATTGACAAACAAGTTATAAACAACTCCTGGGAAACCGCCATCTGGCAGCTTGTTTGCATATCGGACACCAACTTTTTGGAAAATTCCATTAATTTTTTTGGCAACTAAAATATTCATACTGCACCCCCAACTTGGTTAAGTAAATTATTGATTTGATCCTGGACATCTGCATACTGCACTCGACCATCTACCATCTGGAGCAAATGCAATAGCAAATCTGCTTGCTCCTGGTTCAATTGAATATTCATTCTGCTGCTCCTTGGAATTGTTGGATAACTGCTCTCGCAACCGCAGCCCTGCGAACCTGACCTTTTGCAATCGCTAAAGCCAAAATTGCCTGGGCTTGCTGGAGACTAAACACTTCATAGCCATAAATAGGAAAACTCATTTCACACCCCCATGTATTGCATTTGGACAATAACTTCTGCAATCGCTTCTGCCTGGATCATCGCACCACCAGCAACCGCAATCGCATACATCTCCTGGGCTTGCTCAATACCGAAAACTGGGACACCGCAAACATAAAAAGCCATGATTAACTCCTTTATTGATGATTAACACTACATTATTAGTATCATACTTATTAAGTATAAATGCAAGTACTTTTTTAATTATTTTTAGATGTATGACAAAAATACAACACCAAAAATATTTGTTGCTTTTTTATCAAAACCTATTGACATTATCCTAAATAAGTATAAAGTAGAGGTGTAGTATCAATTAACCACGAAAGGAGCAGTTATGGATTTTCATATTTATGGTGCAAATTGTTATGAGTATTTTGTAAGCGAGGATATTCAAGAAGTCATCAAGTGGTTTGAAAAGCAAAAGGTGATGTACTCGCTTTACTATGTCCCAGTACCAGTAAGTGCGAACTATGAAATTAATTTCTATGTTCCCCAGGTTGATGGTGCTTTATTCCTTGGTTCTTTCAAAAGCAAGAAAAGGGTCTAGTGCAAGAATGCAACAGCCTTAATAAAGTTGTTGCATTTATCCTAAATAAGTATAAAATGAAAGTGTAGTAATTAATCATTGAAAGGGAGTCAAAATGAGTTATTCAGATAGATACCAGCAATATAGACAATGGTGCATTGAAAATGCCTTGCAACCAATAAATTTTATGTCTTTTTGTTCTTTAGTTCGTAGAGGTGTTTTAGAAAATCATCAAGAAGTATTGTTGGCTGCAAAATAAATTTTAAATCCACGAAAGGAAATAATTATGAAAGAAGTCGAAGTCTGGGGCGGTAAAAAAGTAATGGCATATCAAGATGCTGATCTAGTTGACAAAATGCCAATTCTTGCTGCTGCTGAACAAATCTGGTATCAAGAATGGATCAAGTCTGGTGTTGGTGATGTTGGTAGCTGCTGCGGTGGTAAAGGCATTCAAGTCTATTACATTGGCAAAGGCAAAAGAAATTACAGTCAAAAAATTGTAGTGCCTTGTAGTTTTGTCCAGGGAAATGTTGCTGCCCAGGTTTCAGTTAAGCCAGTTTTAGAATTCTTGGCAAAAAATGGAATCAATGGTTCTTATTACGATGGTTGGATGGATTAATTAAAAGCCCTTCGGGGCTTCACGAAAGGAATAAAAATGGCAATGCCCTATAAAGATTTGGTTGTGTTCGCTAGATATGTTTACAGCTTTTATGGCGATGGCGGTATTTATGACATGGGAGTTCCCTATGAAATCATTAAGCAAGCTATCCGCTTTTTGCAATCAAAGGATGGTCGCAAATATCGCTATGGTGTGCCTGTGTGTGGCGATTCTGTGGATCGGG